TTCCAGTTCGACTGAAAATTTTTCCCGTTCTTCTTTTAGTTTTTCTATTCTTTCTATTGTCATTTTTATTATTATTTCCTACTCATAAACCTTACTTTTTATTAAAAAGATATTATCTTTGGCGTAAACGCTGCTGCTGGAATCCTTGAAGTAAAATCATCTGTTGATATTCCGTGAGGTTGTGTATCAATGCCAGAAACATCCCGACTTGTTTTTAATGTTACAGAAAACTGCCCCGACTGTAAATAAAGTTTAGCACCAGTAAAACTAGTCCAAGGTGTATCTGTACCATTCCATGAAATCCCCGAAGGATTGGTTGTTACTCCAATAGCTTGACTGTCTTTTAATGTAAGACTGGCAAACCCTGAGCTTTTATAAAATTTATCAGCTTCTGTTCCACAAGACCATATGTCTGTTCCGTCAGTCGAACAACCTGTGATGTCATTGTCTACCGCAGTAAAATCAACACTGGATTTTACTGTAGTAGTAAATTTCCCCGATGATAATATTATTTTATCTGAAGTTTCATGAGAGTGAAGTGCATTTGTGCCATCATCCGAAATATCAGCTACATCTCCTGTTGCAACCCCAACACTTGTTTTTATTGTAGCCGAGAAAGCTCCTACACTACCTGATTGCAAATAAAGCTTGGCAGGACCTTGCCCACACCACACAAAATTCGTTCCATCCCACTCTACGCCATTTACGGTGTTATTTGACCCTGATACATCTTCGCTGTCTTTAAGTGTAGCAGAAAATACTGATGCTCCCCCTGACTGCAAATAAAGTTTATCGGCTGCTACTCCACACCAAGGTGTATTTGTTGTTGCCATTATACTTTCTCCATTTCTGGTTTGTTTTCAAAAAATTGTCTAAAGTGCATAACCATTTCGTTCATTTCTAATTCACTAAAATGCCCGCAGAAATAGTCGTAGTGAGCGTAAATCTCAAACCCGCTATCTCTTGCTCTCTCGCAAAAACTAAAATCATTGCCCCTATCCACTGTGCCGTCTTTGTTTAACTTACGAGTAAAGCACCCCTTCTGCATTTCAGGGTGTTCAAATACTCTCCGAGCAAACAAAACACACCCTGTTCCTACAACATCAACCTTTCTCAATCCCCCCATAGTGTGATGCGGCTTATAGGCGTCATGCTCTGGGTGATAATCAAAAGCGCTCCATATAACAGGGAAGTCCCCAGTATACTTGCCATCAAAGTGTGCGACTGGAGTCGGCATCCCTATGACATCCTTATCTAGTTCAATCAAGTCTAGTGGGTTTTTCTCTGGAGGATTATCGCTGTCAATATTCAACCAGAAGTCATATCCACCTTTCAGCACATCATTAACAATATGGTGTAGATTGTTCTCATACGGCTTATGAGATGGCATTATGAGTTTTAACTTATACCTTGTATCTCTCATTAAGCGAAACAAACGCTCAACGACTGTCTTATGAATCCAATGCTCATTAGTTACTGAGATTAAGACTTTAGTTTGTATTTTCTCTATCATGGTTTCTTTATTGTAAATCCCAAGTAAACTTTAGCATCATCAAAATCTTTTTCTTTGTTTTTAGACACTCCAGATTCAGTATCATCATCTCTATTTAAAGCCTTAGTAATTTTTGCTTCCAAAACTGTTGTATCTTGTGTTAAAGATTTTCTTAAAGCCAGCTCGGCATTAAGGTCTGTTAATGCTTTGCTATTTACTCTGTCAGCAGGAGTTTTTTTATTTACATTATTATTCCAAAAAGCCCTTGCATCTATTTCGGTCATAATATTAACTTGTGCAGGGTACATAGCAACTGCTTCATTTGCAAACTGTTCAGTAACTATCATCATCCCCCACTGTTGCCCTGCTGGAGAGTCAGGCGTATCTTCTGCATGACCACAACAATCATATCTCCATTTAACAATCTGAAATGGATTTTCATCGTGTTGATTAGCAACTACCATAGGTAAATCTTTCCAGTTTGGATAATCCGCAGAACCATCTAACTTCAGCCCAATTTTAACCTTTATTGCTACTCCTTGCCTTGCCATTCTAAAATCTCCTTATAATTATGGTAATCTAAATTCTAATGTGATAATTAACCCTTTCGGTGCTGTTGTTGAAATAGCATCAACATCTATTCTTAATAAGTCATTGGTAATAACATCATCATTACCAGTATCAATCACTGCTGCTGTTGCTGCTGTATCAGAACCTGTTTCTCCACTATCAATCGTTATAACCGTAGACAACATATCTGTCGATTGGGTTAGATTATGTACCTGTATATCGGTTGTGTTAGTAGTTCCCGCTGTAATTACTTCTGCATGAACAGTAACCAGATTCATACCACTCATAGAGACTGGTACATGGAAATACATCTTACCGTCACCAGTAGCAACATCTGTTGTGAAATCAACAATTACAAGTCCGATACCCTTTGTTCCTGCATAAGAACCTGCAAGAGCATCTGGTGTAACCGTTCTCCCTGTATCTGTGCCTGTATTAGTTTCTGCTGTCGTTGCAAGTTCTGATGCACCTGATACCGTTGTTGAAGCTGATGTTAAATAGGCACTGCCTATAGCGGTTCCATTCCATACACCAGTTGCAATAGTTCCTGTCGCAGTAATATTAGCTTGTGTGAAGTGTTCATTTGCAGCAAAGTTTCCCAGAGAGTCATGGTCTATATCACCATCTGAAACAGCTCCGGTTGAACCTGAAACGCTTGTGACTGGCGGTGTCTGCCAAGAGCAAGTTCCATCACTATCTTCCCGTAAAAATTTCGTTCCCCCTGCCTCTCCTGTGCTTTTTACTTCCGTTCCTTCTATATCTACATAGGCACCGTCTACTGCCGTTCCCTGCCATGTTCCGGAGGCTATAGTTCCTGTCGCAGTAATATTAGCTTGCGTGAAGTGTTCATTTGCGGCAAAGTTTCCCAGAGAGTCATGGTCTATGTCGCCATCCGCAACTGCTCCGGTTGAACCTGAAACGCTTGTGACTTTTGCATCCGTATATGCCGTACCTATACTTGTACCATTCCATACACCAGTTGCAATAGTACCAGTTGCTGTAATATTAGCCTGTGTATAATGTTCGTTAGCTGCGAAATTAGCCAGAGAATCGTGGTCTATGTCACCGTCTGCAACTGCTCCAGTTGAGCCTGAAACACTTGTAACTTTTGCATCTGTATATGTCGTTCCTATACTTGTACCATTCCATACACCAGTTGCAATGGTTCCTGTTGCCGTGATATTAGCCTGTGTATAATGTTCATTGGCAGCAAAATTAGCTAACTGGTCATGGTCTATATCGCTATCTGCAACAGCACCAGTAGCACCACTTACAGAAGTAACAGCACCTGAAATAACCTGCCAACTGCAAGTTCCATCACCATCTGTTCTTAAATATTTTGTATCAACTGCTTCTCCCGTACTCTTGAGCTCTGTGCCTTCCAAGTCTATATAAGTACCATCTACTGCCGTTCCCTGCCATACTCCAGTTGCAATAGTTCCAACAGCAGTTAAAGATGACGATACTATCGCACTGTCTAACCCAGTCGGGTCTATATACCATTGAGCAGCACCTGTTATCTGTTTTATAATATATCGTATACCCGACAATTCCTCAGCAAGTGATGTTGCTAAAGATACAGATGCACCGGGATACGGGTCTCTAGTTGTCTGCATAGTTGCCGCATTTGCAGAATAGTCATCTATTATGGTCGGAATCATATTTGTTATATGATTATTGTGGTCTGCATTATATATAGTATCTGTTAATACCGTACCTGTAGACCGAGTTGTATGTGAATAATTTGCACCCATTTACTGCCTCCCTTTATTCAACTTCAATTTTTTCATCACCCGGAATAATATATAATAAAAACTTCGATATATTAAAATCCTGAGCATTTGTATCATTTCTGGCTAAAAGCGAGAATCTTTTGCCTCCACCAGTAATTCTCTTTTTTCTGTTAAGAACATCTGCACCGCCAAGGACATCTGTGCCCAGAGTAAAAGAACCAAGACCTACTCCAGAATATCCCATATTAAACTGATATGTATCTTCATATGAACCATCCCAAAAGACATCTACGTCTAAATCATAACTACCCTTTGGTTCGAGTATCAACTCAAGAAATTGTCCTCTTTTCCTTTTTGCAGATAATGATTTATCAAACCAATTAAAATCATCATGTGCTGTCTGAAACTTACCTTCATAACCAGTACTTGTATCTTTAGTTCTCGCTTCTTGGTCCAGCTTCCATACATAACCATTGCTATCACCAACAAGTGGAAGAAATGTATTATCAGATTCTTTTCTTATCCAAATAGAAACACAGTCATTTTGGTCACTGAATCTAAATCTTTGGAGATTAGGTCTGTTAAAATCAATTACAACCTGCACATCGTTATTCGCACTGCCTGATTTTGTCAGGGCAAATCTTGCCTCTCTTTTCTTTGGATACCAAACAGCTTGGCACTTGTCAAGTTTTGAGAAATTTATATTCTCATGTATCCATACATCCATATCAGACTCTTTAGATAAATTTCTTGCAGATACATCACCAAACTCTTGTACTGCAGAAAGTAATTGAAAATTACCACTATTATCTAAAAATAAAATATCATCATCTACTGCCACCGCACATAAAGGACTTACTCCACCAGTACTTTTATTAAGCCTGACAACCTTCCAATCAGCCGCATCAACAGCAGTTGTATCTATAGCATAAATACCCAGAGGAAATTTCCAAACAATAAGATACCCTTTATATGATAGTGCTGCTACAATCTTCTCGCCTTCACCGGGAAATATCGGCATTGAACTTGTTATATCTTCATGGTTAGACGTATCGCTATAATAAAATCTATGGGGGTCGTTAGCATTGCCAGCAGCCCACAATCTTGCCTCATGATTTACCCCTAATGTTGGCTGGTTAGAACCTGTCCAGTCGGATGGCTGTGTTCCTGCACCATTTGTTGCAGGAGGGATAGCCCCAAGTGAACCATCAGCTATATTATCAGTATAAACAGTTGTGGTATTATCTGATAATGTAGCTAATAATTTATATGTTGCCCCACCACCTTCGGTTCTATATATCTTTCTGGAAGAAACGCTGCCATGTGATGATACAGGTATTGATGTTAAAGAAACTTGACCATCTCCCCCTGTTGGAGTTATGTTGGAACTTACTGTTCCAACCGTGGTTTCACCATTTGCGTTAACATATGTAATCTTATAAGTATATACAACACTGGTATCAAGATTGCCAGCACCAGCACCAGCCAGTGCAACTGTAGGTGCTGTTGGAGCAGTCACCCCTGTCGCACCTATATCTGACGTTGTTGCCCCGTCACCAGAAAGTACTTGAGGTGCATCTACCCCATTAAAAAAGAATAACTTTTTATTATTAGCAGCTTCTTCACTTCCAGCTTCAACAAATACTCCAAGAGCAGATGTGTCAAGTGAAGATTTCAATGTAACAGCAAAATCACCACCACCAGTATCTTTTAATAGTTTACCAGCATCAGTGTATACAACCATTCTTTGCGTACCTATTGTATCTGGATTCCAATCATAACCACTAAGAATTGCTGTATTGCCAGTAATTGGAGTACTATTATATTTGGTACTCCCACCTTCCTTCCTCATGCTCCCTCCTGCATAGTCTATATTCATTGCCTGAATAAGCTGAGTAGGTTGTGTTTGTGCCAAGTTCTTAGTACCAGTAAATCCATCTGTACCGATTGGCAATTCTACTATAAATCCTTTATATCCCATTAGAGAACTATATTTCCCTTCCTTTTATGATTGATAAGATTCTACTTCATAGTCAAGTGGAGCTAATAAATCCCATCTTGGAACAATAGCACCATAAGTACCATCCATCATTGAAATTCTAGCTTGGTTCTCCCTTGACATAGAGAGTAATCCTTGCTTTGCAGCAAGACCATATGTTTCTGACCTGTCATCATTCATGTCCATAAGCAAATCAAATAGTGCTATATTACCAATGATATGACGATACCTAAGTGGTACTTCCGGCTCTTCACTGCCACTATCAGTAAGGTCTGCAGGTCTTTTCTTATACCAATAATTAACCCTAACAAGTTCATCTACCGCATACTTATTAAACATTATAGTTGTATCATCAACATAAGCAAACTTATTGGGAATACCTCCCCCAATATTTTGCAGTGGAGGCAACTTGTTCAAACTAATACCGTCAATTCTTCCCTCATTATTATTAACTCTGTTCGCCATCATTGGTGCTAGGATTTCTATTGCATCAGAGGCTAATGTATAATCTAGTTTAAACAATGTATAAGAAGCTGTCGCATCCGTGCTCCCCGTATATACCGAATCTAATGTTAGCGTGTCCGATGATGCTGTATGAGCCGAGACCCTGAATACATCCTCATGCCCATCTACTTTAAAATATCTGTTATCCATATCTACCGCCTGAGCAGCAGACAATGTTGCAGTGACTGAATCATTGGTTACCGATACAGTCCCAGTAGTTATTGCTGTCTGCAATGTGAATGTACTCCTAGCTCTAAGCCAAGTCCAGTCCTCATTAATATCAACATCAAACTCACTACCACCAGTCCATATTTTTCTATATGCAGCGTTTACATACTCAAGAGCCTTGGAGTCGTAATCAGAAGTTCCGTCTATTTTTTCTCCAGCCTTAAATAATATGTAAGCTATAATGTCTGATGTGTATTTAAAGTTAGCCATAAATATTCCTTTAATCAAATAACATAGGGACAAACGTAGCTATCAATCCAACTACTATTCCTACAGCACCTGTGTAGCAAAGTATCTTTGTTGTATTGATAGTTACCTGTTTGTCAACCTCTGTAACTTTATTTCTTATTGTCTTTATTTCTTCAGCAACCTTAATGGTATTAGAAACTATCTTCTCTCCCAGTGTGTTCACATCCTTTTCCATCACTATTTCTCTCTGTTCCATTAAGGCTATGTCAGTCTTAATTCCCTTTCCACCATTTCCAAATAAAAAGCCATCAACCTTATTTAAAAAATCATCTATACGTTCATCTGTCTTTTTCCTACCAACCTCATTAGTTTTAATAAGAATCATTACATCGTCTAACTTCTTGGTAAATGATATTTCTAGGTCGCTTATTTCTTCCTTCACCTTGTCACATTTGGGATAATAATTAAACCCTTTATTTTCCCCCCACCATTTTTTCATTTAACTCAGTCCATTAATTGCTTTATGCCTCGCCTCATCATACTCTGGAGTAGTTCCACCAAGGGCATAATTCTGTTGGTTTCGGTCTCTAAGTTCACCAATTTTACTTTTGTTCCAATTATTAGTTCTTGAATAATAACCTACTATTCTAGTTACGCCTTCAAGTACAATCGGAGTTCTTTCATTTTTAATACAACTTACAATTTGTGCAGGGGGCACTTCCTGTATTTCGTTTACAGAAATCCTTGCAAATGCTCCTTCTATTCCTTCGTTTATAGCAGTATTTCTTATTATAAGTGCGTCTCCATCATCTGTCAACTCGCTACAATGTACTTCCAATACTTCATCTTTATCTATTAAATTTACAAATCCTTCTATACCACTTACTTCGCACTTATCCAATACCGCTATAGTCATATGCTAACTCCCTCTTTCTTTAAATTTCCTAGTTATATCTCGTTCCCATTGAACAAGAATCTCCCTCACTACCCTTCTATCAAACATTGCCTTATTAGGCTCTTTCATTTCGATTGGGACCCCCATTGCTTTCAATAGTTTATTTACAACTTTGTCAACTTCCATTGCTCATTCTCTTTGCTGCTGATTTACCAATTAAAAAGATAGCTGCAATTTCAATTATATGACTAGATATTCCTACTGGAATCTCAATGCCATATGTACTAATGGCATCAAATACCATCATAACGACACCCGTTATAAATGATTTTGATTTCCAAATACTTTTCATAAGTCTCTCCTTATTGTGTTGGTGATAACAACGGATTCACTGTCTTGTCCGTAGTTGCATGGTCTACTTTAACACCAGATATTGTACACCCACCCACAAGTAGTACAGAAATAAATAATGTTATAAAAAAAAATAATATACTCTTCTTCATAATAGTCTCCCCTAATCTTTACTTAAAACTAGCACTACTGTCGTGCTCGAACCAGAACCCCCACTGGAACTTGGTCGTATCATCAATGGGTTTTCCCCTACTTCTTCTATGCCAGCTGCAGTTAAAGCTATAGCCGTTTGCCCTTTATCTGTTAGTGCTGCATAAGTTGTTCCGGCATCATTTGAACCTTGTGCTATAACTGTCGCTGAACCAAATGTTCCTTTTACCTGAAAACATTTCCTGTTATATTGTGCCGTTGTCACGCCAGTGCAAGTATCACTGTCCCCTATACTTGCCCATGTAACTACCACAATCCCCTTTGGATTGCTATTTGAATCTACTGTTGGTGTTATCGTTGCCATTCTTATTCTCCTATATTATTGACAATTAATTACTCTATTCATTCATCCCCTTCCACCTTGTAGACTATACCCTCTTTAGCTGCGGCTTCTACTGGTGTTTCCTTAACCTCTTTTCCTATAACAGCTTTCACTGTCTTCTTCTTTTTACCTGCGTTCCTCTTGCGTGTATGCATACCTATATGAATACCCTTCTGTGTTAGCGGAACTGATGCCATGCAATCTTTCTCAGGACAATCATACTTTGGTATTGATACTTCACAATGATTCTCTTCTTCTTCAGGAAGAACTAACCCAACCCTATCCCTGCCTTCCTTGCTACACTTCCTAGCGAGTACCCAGAACCATTCGGGAATCTCGTTGTACTTTAGGGCTGGAGTTCCTTCTCCTGTCCATACCTGACCATTCTGAGCGAATAGTATTCTGTCTCTACCATCCTTATCAGGTTCACCTTTTTCATTGACTCGGTCAGATAGTCTTATGTAATGATTCTCATTGACCAACTTTACCTCGTCTATCTTGCCTTCAACTCTCTGGTAATCATGAACCCTACTTAAAGTTAATCCTTCTACTTCTTTTACCTCTACCATACTAACCTCCTTAGGTTATAATGTTAAATGAATAAAGTTTCACAAAACTTGATTCCTACCAACCATAAGCTATAATCTCAAATGTACTTGCCGCTGGTGCTACTGAACTTGCGATTTCCTGTAAAACTATATCTGCTCCACCGCCATCTGCAGGGTCTTTACTTACATAACCTTTCAGCGTTGAATTTGTCTTATCCCATTCCCATACATAGGCAGTAGTTGTACCTGCATCAAGGGCAGAATCTACAATTATCACACTATCTATACGTTCAATCATTCCCAATGTTTCTCTTGTTGGAAACGGTATCCCTGCTGTGGGATAAGTATCTGACCCATCACCTATTGTTAGCGTACATTCGTTTTCTCGTTGACCACCTTTAATTCTTGTTTTATTTACTGTTACTGTCCAATCACCAACTGCTAGTGCTGCCATAATTAATCCTCCTATAAAACTGAAGTAATAAAGTACGATGAGCCTTTCACTCTCGCCCTATCCCAACTCCTCTTTATCATTCAGATAAATCTACTTATCCAGCAGTCATCGTGCTAATATTAGCTGCGGTTTCTGCTGATGGTTCTACAACAACAAAAGGGAATCCTTCTGATGTAGGCGTTCCACCTGCATCAACGACATCAAGTTCAAATGTTATGATATCACCTGCTTCTGCTGTGAGCAGACTTGAAGGGTCTTCATAAACACAATTACCTGCTGCAGTTGTGCCGACAGTTAAAGTTCCAATCAGAGTACCAGCCGCTATCGTACCATTAAATACTTTAATAGTAGGAGTAGTGGTCGTACCAGCTGCAACTGTACCAACTGTAAAACCAAATCTTTTTATTACACATTTGTAAGGAACTACCGCTACGGCAATCGCCTCACCTGCTGAAATGGTATCCAGTTTAGCACCAGTCACACCCCAGTCGGTTGAAACAACTACACCCTGAATTAGCGGAAGGCTTACCCATGATTCATCTCCATAAGCCATATTAAAATCTCCTTATCAAAATTAAGTACTACCAACATGAACAATCTTAGCCTGACCAGCATTAGCAGCTGTCCAGATTGCCCCCATACCAAGAACGCCATACCAAGCAACGCCCTTGTCACGACCATAATCACCAGCAATCTTAGCTCTGAGTTCAGGTTCTTGAACGGTTGCAATAGCTATTGCATCCTGTCCAAAGACAACACCTTCACCAAGAACATTAGATGTACCTACTTTACCGAGACCTAAAGTTCCGGCATTGTTACCATGATTCGTGTCAATAACTCTAATGTTTTCTATCTGACCTACTTCGCCATTTTCCTTAGCAGCTGGACCGACATACTTATGCCATTCCACCCAATCGGAATCCCTCATTAAACCACGAACTGCGAGATGCCTGAATATACCAACATACTTGTCACCCTCTAAAGGCGGTGCTAAGTAAGTATCATAGAGCAAGTCATAAATCTGCTCCATGTGATACATATTCATGTTATTAGTAGCTGCGGAGGTAAACGAAGAGCCAGTTGTGGTATCAGCAGATGTAACACCTGTTGGGGTATATTTTACCTGTGTAGTCTTGAAAGCTGCAGAAGCAACTGTGTCAAGGCTTAAGGTCATCTGCTCTCTAAGTCTCGCTTGTACGCTGTTCTCAATGTCAACAACCGATAAATCTTCAGCCAAAGATGTGAAAGGTACAGAACGACCATACTCACTAACAGTGATGCTAGTGGTTGTGATTGCATATGTATCTTCACTAATCTTTGTGCCTTCAGTTAATGCCGCACTTGTTGGCTCTGATATTGCAGCTATTCTAGTAAGAGTTACAGTTTCACCCTTCTTCTTACCGAATCCATCTACAGGTTTTGCGAAAGGCATGAACTTAGTATTAGCTACAGCCGTTTCGTAAATCTTAGATGACATAGCGTGACTCTTAAATACGCCTGAAGGGGAATCAAATCCCCATGTGTACTGAGCCATGTTAAAAATCCTCCATTACTTATTGTCTATAAGAGCTTGATGTTTCTTTGCCCTGTTCTTCTTGAGTATCTGTGTTGTTGTTAGGCGTTCAAACCCTTCCTCTTTTTTGCCTATACTTCCATATGCACTTCTGTTGCCAGCTCCTTCGGAATAATTGTTGTTATCACCAGCACCATTGTTACCAAAATTCTTAGCTATACCAAGATAGTAGGCTCTTGTGTCATCAGCCATTCTAGCCCTAGTTGCTGCGTTATCTGGTAAATGTTGATACTTTGCTAACTCACTCATTATCCTACTCTGAACATCTGCTCGGATATCACTACGCCCTAAATCACGGTGCTCACGATAGAAGTTATCCCAGAACTTAGCACCAGACTCCCTTTGGGTTTGGTCTTGGCTATATTCTTGTCTTAGTTCCTGTCGCATCTCGTTCTTTAGATGGGCAATAGCCGCATTGGCATCCTCATAGATGGCGGTCTCATAGTCGTATCCAGCAGGTTTGTCATCAGATGTAATTTGTCTAGCAATACCCTGACTAACTGAATCCCTTTGGTACTTCCTAAGCTCGCCTAGCTCTTCCGAAGTCTCTCCCAGTTTCCTGTCCATGCCCTGCCTTTCGGCATTAATGGCTTCAGCTACTGCAGCTGGGACTTCGTACTCTTGTCCTGACATTACAATTCTGACTCCTGAGTCATCAGGTAACTCTTCTTGTTCACCAGTATCAACAACGATATCTTCTATCGGCTCATCAACTGGCTCATTCTCTTCTTCCATTTTACTGTTCCTTTCGGTCTTGGCAAAATTATAAAATTAATACTTCTTCCCTCGCCAATCTTTTACGAAGGTAACCTTTCCAGCTTCATACTTAACTTCAAAGCCACCAAAGGATTTATCTTTTGCAAACTCATCCATGATTATAACAATATCTTCTCTCGGTATAATATTGTCACTATGCTTACTATAGTTTTTCTCAACCAATGTCATTCACCGTACTCCTTAACTCTGCGATAGAAGCTATTACAGCAAAGGCTTCTTGTGCAGTTAAATTATCTCTATACTTAGATACGGCTCTGTTTATTATATGGTCTTGTCGTTTCTTTATTGCTCTCTCAAACTCTCTCTTAAGAGCGTTCCTTTGTGCTTCACCTTGTGCATCAGCCATAAGATACCCCCTTGTGCTGTGCTACAGCACCGGGCAGCACCAGCCCAGAACCTTCTCTGCCCTCCAAAGCTCTTATACTTTTACAAGCGTGAGCCAGTAAGAATATAGTCTCATCTAAGGCATCAGATAAGAAAGCAACTTGTCTGCCCAAGTCTCTAGTAGGCTGCTGGGTTGCATGATGATGTTGATACCATTGGTTAAACTCTTTAAACTTCTTGTCCATCTCTGCACTCATAAGTCTCCCCTTATAAAGTATTTATAGTAAAAATAATAACTTATAGCAAAAGTAATAATAAAAAAAACGGTCCAATAAAACCCATTATTATCTCCTTTCTCTAATGCCTACCAAGCAAGCCCTTTAATATCACCCCTAGTTCCCTCAGTTGCTTTTTTAGTAGCCCACTCATCAGCCCATTTATTAAAGTTATCCTCGTTAAATCCTATGGTTACCCCCGGTTCATTTTTGTCGAACCAGTTTAAAGCATCGCCTACGCCTCCAAGATTTCTTATATTATGTGCAGTTGGGGTAAAATGTTCACCTTCCCACTGACCGCCAAGGCTTCCACTAATTTTATCATAAATAGACCCCGTTGAAAATGATGGATGGGTTGGCTTTTTAAACATATCATTGGCATGTCCTGATACCGGGTCAAACAATATATTCTTTTCTTCTTGCGTTGTAGCGTTATTAAGTGCCTTCCAATAGCCCTGTACATCATAAGTCCTTTTTTGGTCTTCCAAATCCCATGTGGCTTTTATACCCCTTTTTTTTAAATCAGTTTCCCATCGCACTTTCTCCTTCTTTGCCCATGCTTTAAACTCCTTCATTTCTTTTTTGGTCAAAGGTGTGTCATAACTCTCACGCCACGATTTATCTGATATTCGTTTACCATGACCATATTTACGATTTGATGACAACTTGGGCTTAGCTCTATTAACAAGAGCCTGATAAGGATTATATTCTGCCATATTTTCTTCCTTTTGAGGAACTTTGTCCTTCCTCGCAGCGTATGAATCTGGGGACAATCTTTCTATCGTATCCCTCGCATCATAACCACTCAAGACGGGAAAACCAAAATGACCTGTACCACGTTTAGCCCTCATCATATCAAACCACGCAGTATCATCCCTTACACGTTTATCCCACGATTGACCTATATTTTTAAGTGTTTTTCCTATTTTCATAACCTTTCTCCAGTGTCTACCAAGCAACTCATCATAATCCCAATAATTGTCATTTATTTAATATTCTGATGTAGTCAATACCTGATGAAGTGCACTTGCTATCTGGTCAACCATCTGCTCATTATAGGTTTCCTTTGAATAATGCAATTCATGAAACACCATATGTATAACCTCGTGAAGATAACACTGTTCCATTCTGGTAACGGGTCTTTTCAATGCCTTATTACATTGAATTATAATACGGTTCTTATTAAACTGTGCTATCCCCTGACCGTCTTCCCTGTCTTCATAATCAGGTTCAGTTTTAACTTCAACAGTATGTCCAAACAATTTAAACCGTTTAGGTATTTTCATAACCTTTTAACCTGCTGCTGGTTGTGGGACTTGCTCCTGTGGAAACTTATTCCTTGAAATCTCAGATGCATCCTCCCCTGTCTTCTTATCTCCAAATGTATTCTGTAAGGCTTCAGGGCTTACACCGTCTTCGCCTTCCTGTAATTCTATATTAGCCGGATTAATATCAAGACCCTGTAGTATCTGGTCTAGTATCTTATTCGGACTAAACTTCTTTGCGAATGTCTCAGCAAGAATAGGGTTCTTAAAGATAGTATCAACTGCAAGCATGAGCTTCTGGAAGTTCCTACCTTTAGTTATGATACCACTTATACCTTCTACCTTGAAGTTAGTTCTTATTCCAAACTCTATATATCTTTCTTGTGCCGACATCGTTGATAATACTAGAGCTGCCCTAGCTCCGATTACACTTTCAAGAGTAGCAAAACCCTCTCTGAATTGTAATATCTCAAGCCATGACAGCCTTATTACTTTAACTAATGCCTTCTCTACTTCCCTAGCAAAGCTATCAAGTTGTTCACTTGAAGACTGTTGTTTTTCAATAACCTCAGTAGCCTTGACCTGTCGTGGAGGTAATAGACCTGCCCTGATATCATTAAAGATACTGGACATATCAAAGTCTCTCATTATCAGGTTCATTACATTCAATGCATCCTGTGGAACTTTACCTGTCTCTACAACATGCATAGTCTTCTCATTGACAGGAGTATCTTCCTTAATTAGTAAAGTAGTACCCGGAGGGATTCCTCCAGAAGCCTGATTAGGATTCTTGAGGTTATCATCTTTTAACACCTTTACATTCTGGGCTGCCGCAGTACCGCCATCCATTATCAAGTTCTGAAGTTCATTGATAAAGAGGTTTAACTTTACTGGGTCATCATATAGAGCCTTATGCCATACTGACTTAGGAACTCTAACTATAGGAGAGGTTACGATTGGTGATTTCTTGTGGAGCTTTGGATTGGGGATGGGCTTCCTAATAAGTACTCTTTCGTTTGCTATTGTGCATACAATATTTTCCTCTAGGACATTGCCCTCCATATCAAGGATAGTACCCCAAACCTCATGCAATGTTATTTCTTTTCTAAAACTCTTAGTATTAGCATCTTGATTCCTCTGCTTCTCTTCATGCCATTTCTTTTCAGAGTCTATCATACTGCTAACAAGTTTCTCAACTTCTTTCTTATCATAGATACCATCTTCTGCAAGCTGTTTGACTTCATGCAGGTCACGAACAACCTCATGTATCTCGTACAAACCACGACCTGTTGGGTCAGGGAAGTAGAACTCAGGTTTATCAACATCTATTAATAGATTAAATTGACCTTCCCTAGTCTCACTCCTAACCTTAAATATCATAAGACTTGATAACAAACCTATCTTAACAGCATCAGCTATCTTTGTTGCAAAGTCTGTTTCATCGGAATCAAGGTGGAACTTTAACAATTCACGAGCCTGATGATTAGTCATAAGGTCTTGGTTCTCTAAATCTACAGCAAAGTAATCACCTAATCCCGTCAGAGCCTTCTTTATAAATGCAGTAACAGCTTCTACTCCCATACTTGTCTTCGGAGAGAACTGTTTACTTTGCGTATTAGTCTTATGCGAGAAGTCCTGTCTGCTGTGATAAGCCTCCCAATTTCGCCTATTTAACTTATCTCTGGTAATCCTTGAGTCTTCGGATTCCTTCTTATACATCTTTATTGTCTGTATTATCTTACTATCCTTATCAGCCATTCTTACATATACTCCTCTGGGGTTGGAAGGTTATCTTCCTTTTTAATCTCTTGGTCATCCTCACTACAATATGAAGGCACTGGCATACTGTCTATAAATGCCTGTTGCCTGTCTATCTCTATCATACACCAAGCACATATACCAATGTCCTCGTGTCCTTTAAGTAATTCTCCGCCACAATGTGAACATTCTTTCATATCTAATTAAACGCATAAGCCGGAACATCCGGAAGTTTAAACCGTTCTCTGGGTCTCATCGCCATTACCTTTCTAGGTGGAGCTTCTTTCCATATCCAGTATCCTATTGCATCTGATACATGAGTACGCCTAAAGTAAGGGTCTTTCTTATTATGCGTCTTCTTTATTCCTTGTTTATTATCTGACAAGACCTCTTCAAAGTCTTGCATTAACTCTGGGCAATGATTGGTCATGGCTAGATTAGCCACACCACTTGGGTCTCTTAGTGCTATATTTACTGCATTAATCCTGTCGG